CAGGGGGATGCACTGCCAAAGGCCCTTTTGAGGCTTTTGATTCCCCCCAGGTGGTTTGACCCACCTAGATCCCCCTCAGATGTCTGAGGGGACCCAGCGACGTTTTAGTGTAACTGCGTCGCGCAGTGAAGAACGCTCGAGATGTCGAGCGTCCTGAGACATGGGATCATCGCTTTCGCGAAGACCCCCACCCAGGAAGCTTTTCATCAGAGCACCGTATCCATCCAATTTATCAGTACGGTAAACTGGACTTGGAACCCACGCTTTCATTTCGAAGCGATGGAGGAAATAGTTCCACCTCTCGGCGGAACGATAACCCAAGTATGAGATACGGCCTAATGCTGAACTCCTCTCAGTTACGTAGGGCAAAGGCCCTAGCAAACGTTCAAGTTTATTAAAAATGAACGTGGCTGTATGCCAGTAACCGCTTTTATAAAAAGCGTTACCAGCAGCAACCCAAGAGATAAGAGAATCAGCATCCTTTCGGTTCTTAGGGGTTTGCTTTGTTATGTAAACGGGAGTTACCCGTTCACCATAATAAGCATCCTCTCCGCAGGACTCTCGAAAATTTCCATTAACGAAAGTCTTGCCGGAGTTCACCTTGCAATTGTATTTTTGCAGGTGAGCAAGAACCGCGGTCGCATATGTCTTGGGGACGATAATATCGTCACCATAGACATAAACATCACGAGAAACTTTAAAACAGTTTCTGGATGTTACAGGAAGGTGCATTTCACTGAGGAGAGCCACTACACAAATAGTGTAGAAATACATGGCTTCCACAGGGAAACACAGAGCGCTACCCATTGAAGCAAACTTCAGGAGAGGAGATAAACTTCTCCCATCAGGAAGCAATGCTTTCGTCGAACGACATGCGTTAATCGCATCCTGAAGATCAGGGTGTGATCGAAACATCTCCATAGCAAGATCATGGGGAACCCGGTCACTTGCATCGGATAAATCAATCGTTGCTAATTGACCCGTCATCGACGATGTTATTGCGAGTTGTTGATTAATCGACTGATCACGAAAATTAACGTGGCCAGAAGACAACCAATTAGATTCGACCTTCTCATAAAGAGCAGATCGAATCCCCTGTTGCACAAATTGCATGCAGCAAGGCTCTATAGCAATAACACGAGGACTTTTTAACGTTTTTGGGACTAAAACAACTTTAACAGGTTGTTCATTAGCCTCAGACACGATCGTCAAACTTTGGAGCCCCTCGAGATGTAATGAGATACCCATAGGGTACCCATTGTCAACAAGAGGGAAATAAGGCTCCAAACGGTCGTGCCAATACTGCCACCGGTATTTACTGTTTCCAGTAATCCCTTCAGCAGTAGTTCCAGGTCCGTGCTTGGGGGTACAACGGTTAAGTACAATTGTACTAACCATCGGGCCCCAAAGTACATCAGCTGTACTAGTAAAACTAGTACGAGCCGAATTGGAAAGCGAAAACGTTTCAAAAGATCGCTCAATTGTGACGAAGTTGTTAACCGCGTCTGCAACCCTATCAGGGGAGCAGGCAATCTCAATCTTTTTGAAAGCCAGGCAAATTTGCCTGATACTTCCAATGATGATTGGGACATCGGTTGAGCAATTTTTGGCTTCGTCATATAAAATCCTTCCTGTCTCTCGGTCAAAGATTTGACTGATCATACCTTGCAAAAAAGCAGGGATTGATCCATTCTTCCTAAAACCTAGGAAGACTGTTGAGTCAATAATCCCGTTTGCCAAGCTTCTTTCGAAGTCACGGCAAAATTGGGGTAAAGTTATCGTCAAAAACGATATACCTTCATCTTTGACCCGTGCTCTCAAAGTTAAGAGATCACGTAAATCAGAGACGTCAGCGACACACTTGGCACAAGCATCTATATAGATAGCTTGGGCCAACTCCAGATAGTCACTTGCGTTGCTTTTCAAGCTGCCTCCTTAATTAGGGGGTCGGCTTCAAGCTACGCATGTCTACATTGTTGATGCCAATATTGGCACCAACGAAGTCGGTACCAACACAGAATAAAACTCTAACGAAAAGGAATTGGCCAGAATTAAGATTCTGAGCCAGTAAGCTTTCCCAGAGCTGTGTTATCTAGCCAGGTCTTAAGACCGGCTACGAGCTGTTCTATTTGAGCCTGAGTAAACCCATAAGTGGGTCTATCGAGCACAAAATAGAAGCTAAGCGTATCCCAATCATTGGAAGAATCCAATGGATTGGTAACGATAGCCCGCTGGTCAATACGAACCATTGATCGAGTTCGATCTCCGGATTTCGTATGCGAAATCGTCAAGCGAAATAATTCGTCTGACGTTTGATAGGTGGCTTTTGTGCCATCTATCAGGAATCGCGCCATTGACTTCGCGACAGAATTAACGGTAACGACTTGTGGATCTGCAAACATAACGTAGTTGACCTCCAAAGTTTTACGGAGTTTAGACTACAGCAGACCATAGCTTTCCAAGGCTAAAGTCTTGTTCAAAGCTGTAGACAGATAGATCTTACCCAAAGAAACACGATTAGGACTATAGTTATAGGCGGGTTGAAGCTAGTTAGGCGACAACAACCTATAACACCCTATCGTGTAATCTTTAAAGCGGCTAAGATCGCTAATTGCCCTGGACTTAACATGTTCCAGGACAGGCCAAAACCATAAGGGGTACCTGCGCCGTTCCGAGCCTTCTCTTGCCAAGTAATTGGCCAAGAAGCTTGAACTACGCCATCTTTAAACGGCAGGGTCTGAGTAAGAACCTGCGTTGTAGAGATATGCTTAGTTACGTACAGGTATCTGGCCGCGACTGCATCGATGGCAATATCCGAAAATGCATCTATATTAGTTGCAAAATCGGTAAACCAATCGATCAGCCACGTCCAAGGCGTTGCACGATACACGTTTGATGGACTCAATCGGGCACCATATATCGTTAAATCACGACATACGTTGTTCCATGCCGAATCATAATCCGGCAATGAGTCATCAAACTCGGGTCGGTAATACTTGTAAGAACCAACAGCAGAAACATATGAATGTTCCTGCATTTTGGTCTCCCAAGTAGGTCCTTTCCCGACTTCGAATAGACTTGAAACGAGGTAGTGTGCAGGTTGAACCTTCATACCACCACCGCTCTCGACTATTCGACTAGTTTGTGTATCTTCTAGAACTACTCGCCGTCTCGTCCATCGATCATTATTGGCCGTTAATCTGGCCTTAATGTCGGCGGAATTTTGGAAAGTTGTAACAAACTTACCAAGATCATTTACGAACGGCACCCACCCAAATTGGTGGTTGAGAAAGTTATCAGCCACATTATGTGGCGTCATTAGCTTCGACTTTTGATTACCGTTAAGATTCTTCCATATTTCATGGAAGGTCTTGGAGGTAGTCTTCAGCATCCGAGGGAGATCCCTCAGCTCTGCTGTAAAAATCGCAGCACTAGCTTTCTCAAGCTTAGGCCTAGTTCTTTTATAGGCCTGTAGTTCCCAACTCGTCAGATCCATCGAAGTGAAAGCTGGCGAAAGCCAGGTTGTCCAGTCAAAGTCATTTGCCCAATGAATCGGGAGAAATCCCCCATCATAGTGCACACGACCGGTTCCGAGACCATAAAAGGTCTCGGTCGCGTCATGAGAATGACGACTGCCACTTGCGACTATCCGCGGTGCGGAGAATTCCACTTTACGACTCGCAAAGTTGCCTCCTTCCAAATAGGGTGGACCCTTGTGAATAGAATCACGAGTGGTTTCACCTTTGGAAAAAGGCGTACTCACGTCAGCATAACTAGGGTTAAACCCAGGAATGGGGACCCTAATGCCTGGTGAGACTTCTAGGTAAAAAGTACCTAGAGTCTGACGATACCAACCAGCGGACGGCGATTTGCCAATCCCCTTGTCGGCGTCAGACCTATGGCGAGTTCTTGGAATTCCTGACATGTTGAACGCTCCTTTATGGTGAAGTTAGATTTTTGTTTCTAGTTAGAAACAAATTGCACCTGCTAAATCTAACTAAAAGCACTAGCGCTTATATCCTACGGAAGGTACGAAGACCCATTGGGCTTAAAAACACGTAAACGTGTCGCCCATCCAGGCCAACATACTAAACGTAGGTTTATACGCTAGGGCACATTTTATTGTGGAGACTATCATCGCTGACAGTCTAGAGGCCCCCG